CTGCGGCCTGTTGGTTGATGCATTCGGAACACCCGTCGTTTGAGCTCGTGCAATCAGATCGTGAGAGGTGGAACGCCAGCCAGGTGTGCCTGCCGCCTGGTCGCCGTCCGCTACCACGCCCGTGCCCGCTGTGCCGATGTTTACCGCCGCGTCGGAATTTTCGATAGAGAGCCCGAGAACCGGCGCCTGGGTACCAGCAGCGAACGGGATACTAATAGCCGTCCCTTGTTGCGGCGTTGGCCTACACGTTGTGAAATAATCCTTTCCCCATGCCACTCTCTTGAGGGTTATCGAATCCTCTGTAGCTTCAGCAATAATGTCCTGGTCTCGATAGTACTCGTTCCAGATTTTATTATAAGCGCGGATAGGCAGCGCGTTTATCTCCCCACAATCGTTAGGGACCCCAAAGTGGTCGAGAAGCGTATATGTTCCTGGATCGGTAACGTTAATGGTGGGCAAAACTGCTTCGGGATCGCGTCCTGTAATAAGCTCATCCCAATCGTCGAAGACAATTCGTGAAGGCACATACCAGTGATGAACCCGCACATCCACAGGGTGCATAACCGGAGCCACGAGAGTCGAAGCCCGCAGGAGCATTGAAGTCGAGTGAACAACCGAATCTCCCATCAGGACTTCGATACAGGCGATAGGAACGAGATAGCCCATGTCGAATGTGGTTAGCCTGTGGTGAGACAGATTGTGCTTTGAGCGGATTAGTTTACCAGCCATGGTTTCCCCGAGTGTTGGGGGGACCAGGTCCCCCCGGTTGAGTTAAAGACGACTACCGATTATCTGATAGCCTCCATGCCGCCGACGCCTACCGGCACGACCACGGCGACGAAAGCCACCCATCCGACGCCGGCGACGAAAGCTCCTCCGCCTGCGGAAAGCCATTGCAACCTCCTATCTGCCGCCCCGGCGCACCCAGGGGGGCGTGTATTGATCGAGCTCCGGGTAAAGTGCGCCATCATCGGCCCGGTAAATTCTCCGGCGGGATGCCCGCCGACCTCTGAGCCACTGCCTGAACGCCCTAGCAACGTCATGGGGGAGGGCGACACCGAGGCCGTGGAGATTCTCTGCTATGTCCCCGTAGCGGTCCTGGACGGCCTGCGCATCGGCCACGGAGGGGTCAGCGCCTAGCCGGCCAAATACCCCCAGACCAAGCTCAGGATTTTGAGGAGGGCTACCAGGTACACCACCGCCACGACCTGGCCGAGCGGTAGTGCCAACAACTGCGCCAGGAGGCTGTCTGGCGCCCATCGCGATAGTGCGGGACCTAGCCACGGTTTCCATGGTTTGCGCCTCTGTGGCCCGGATTCGGGCCCTGGTCTCTTCATTGGCAAGCCTCTGGGCCTCTGGAGGGGCGAGCTGGTCACCGATGTTCTTCAGTCCTGCTAAGGCGGAATCGCCCAAAAGCGGCTGAGAGCCGACAGGTTGGATATTGGCACCGAGCGCAGCAAGGGGCGAGATACCCGCTGCCTTTGCATCGGCTACGCGGAATTGGATTTGCTGCTTTGACATTTTCTTGGCCTGTTGGCCCTGGAACAAGCCTGCGGCTGCTTGTATGAGATCGCCTATCATTCATCTGCACTCCCTTGCGATACGAGTTAAGGTTTCGATTTCGCGTTGCTCATCGGTTTTTCGCCGATGATTTTTATAGTTACCGCCGGAAGACGCAATTCGGTTTCTCATTTTATGGAATCGTGACCGGCCTTCATTGCGTATTCTTTCGACACAACGGCGGAATTCTTTTCTCCTCATTAATGCGGGGTGCTCTAAGAGGCGATGCCTTTTGAGAGCTTTATTAATTTTCGGATCACGGTGCAAACGCGGCAAGGCTTTTTGGCGCTTGACTGCAATTGTCTGCGCTTGGCGCCTTGCCGGCTTTGGGACGTAGTAACTAACCAAGCGTTTACGCTTTGGCGCCACTGGGGTTTGCACTTGCGGCCTGCGTAATAGGGCAGTCCGCTCTGTCGGCCTGTGCGGCCGCGGCGAAAGAGTTTCATGGGAGAGTGTTTCTATATATCTGCGGCGTCTTCGTGACACGCTCAGCCTCCTTTATTAGCGTGCGTTCTATTCGAACTATGTTTAATCGGTCGTGCTTTCTGTAATTACCTTCTGCTACTAATATGCCAGCCTCTATATCCATTGCCAGGCTTAGCCGGCCAAGCCGGTTTATTCGACCACCGGCGTTTAAATATGCCTCTTGCATAACATCGCGGAGTTTACGGTGCATTGGGTATAGGTGTTTTCCAACGCGGAGCACCGAGGGGAATACCTCAATCTCCTTCTGCTGACGGCACAGCTCTTGAGCGACTTCGCACCCGCGTTGCAGTCCCAATCCTGGTCTCCGACTCATTCTCACTTCTATTTCTTCCAGCCTCTTTTTCATGGAGTAACCAGCTACATAAGCCATTGACGCAGGTTCGGCAGCTGCGACGAGACATCCACCGTGCGGCCACTCCGGAATTGAGGTAAGTCCGAGCGGCATTTGTAGATCCGGACTGAAAAGGATCATATGCCAATGGGGACGTTTTGTTTGGCCGCCATACTCGCCAACTGAGAAGAAGCGGACAGTACATTGGGTATTCGTTCGCAAGCGTTTCAAGAACCCCGATATATCTTCGTATGCCAGTTTCTCCGGCACGGAGCTCGGATCGTAGGTGAGCGTCAAGAAGTAGGCGTGCACGTTGCTCTGCCGCTCGAGCACCATTCTCAGTACCCATCCCTTCCTCCATTTACTTTCACACCCAAGACAGTAGCCACACGGAATAACCATCCGGCCCCCGCGATCGGGCTGATTGAGGACCTCCGGGCGTTGGCATTTCCAGCTCATGATGACATCCTGTCAGTCAGGCAGCATTGTATCAAGTATACTGTGCTGCCTGCCTGTGGACTAGGGGTGACGCTGCGCTATGCGCGAAGAGGCGCACGGCTATCGCCGAAGAAAGACCGGAGCCTCACCAGGGGGCATCACCTCGCCCCCCTACGCCGGCCCCAGCTGGGGTGAGGGCCGGCTCCGGGGGGCATCGAGGTAGCGGTTGCCCGGAGAACCGGCCTTGTGCTTTAGTGACAGCTCCTCTGTAAACGGGAGAGACCCAGTGACCAGGTTGCAAGCGAACCACCTCAGCTTCGTACGAACCATCTACCTCGGCCAAGACACCGAGACACAAGCGATGATCACGGCAATTCAGATAGCCGACAAATCCGGCGAGCTCACCGCAGAACAGAAGGCCGCGCTACGACAGGTCTATATACGGATCATCTGGGCGGACAACTGGCATATCAACTTCCACCCCGACGCCAACAGCAAGCGGTACCAGTTCCAGCCTCACCCTACTGATCATCCGGCGGGACACGTGCCAGCGTTGCTAAGAAAATAATAAGGAACGGGGGGCAAAAGCCCCCCGTAGTTTTTCGAAGAACCCCGCTGTTAAAGAGGCTCATTCATCCGACGAGTCGTCTTCTGGCGGGGGAGCGGCAGACTTCTTCGGTTTACCTCCTTTCTTGGGGCTGTCGCGTTCTGCTTGAGGCGCTCCTCCTTCTCCTCCTTCCCTTTGATCGCCGCGCTCTTGGCCCTTTCGAGGATTCTTCTCTCTTGCTTTGAGTGCATCGTATAGCTCCTCATCGTCCTGGAGCTGAACAAACCCTGGTCCAAACTCTGTATCCACATCTTCCGGGTACATTTCGGCCAGTTCTTCCGGGGTCAGCTCTATATCCCCGGCTTCTCCCTCGAGCCGTTGCCCGAGGATGCGCATAGCCATCTCCTGAACGTTGATAGTGGGCGGAGTAGCTACGTGTACGGCCAGAGGCTTACCGTCGTTCACCTCCGTGAGCCGGCGCTCTGTGTGGTAGACCTGGATCGCAACGATTGTCGCTTTATCCTGTGTTTTCAAGAACAAGCACTCAGCGTCGCGAATGAGCAACACGCCATGAAATTTTGACCCGTGCTCTATCGGCACCACTTTGCCATCGAACCCAGCGTACAGAGAGACCACACCGTCAGCCATTACGCTGTAGTCAACCTGACAGTCCGACTTAGGCAGAGGGACCTCATAGTTGATGTCCCCCGTATGCACCTCGAATTGATCTTTAGTCAGAACGAGACGGCGCGACATATCAGTACCTCGCGCGCTTAGAGACGAGCCGGCGAGCTCGTACATTGTGCGACACCATCGCCCTACACTCCGGCTCGTTTGTGTCAGCGTAGATACGATCCGTTGGCGCACACTCAATAAATGCCTGGTTGAGGGCCGGGGCCGATGTAAAAAACCGAGCCATGTGCCACACATCATCGACTTCTCGAAAGCCGCCGGTGATGTAACTGGGGTGCCGTCTATATTCGTCGTGGCGCCCGTTGTACCCGAAGACATCGGTATTGTTGACGTGGTTGCCAAACACCTCTTTAACGAGCACCGCTTGAGGCCCAAAAGCCTCATATTCCTTCTGCCAAAAATCGTCCTTCGTGGACCTGAGCCACATGCGGTGCAATTGGTCCGCATACATACCTCGGGGTCGCACGCTAAGCAGGGACAACACGTAACCGTGCTCCGGGAAAAACCGCCCGTATGGCCGAGTTCTAATGGCGGATATTCCATGGCCGGCCTGGTCACCGACATTCGTGTTGGTTCCTTCCGCCGTGGCTAGCACCTCAGAGAAAGCGATAGTTTGTTTGCCACCGCCGAGATACTCCGGAAGGTCCAGTCTGGCGTCTCGGGGGCGAACACCATGGAAGGCATAGTAGTCTTGGATACGAGACCCCCAGCGGTTGCGGGCCTCGAGGTGACGCTGCATCGCCATCGCCATGCGGAAATCGTTAATGTCAATTCCAGCCCCTTGGGCTGCGTCGAGATCAGCGAATATCTGCGGCCTGTTGGTTGATGCATTGGGAACGCCCGTCGTTTGAGCTCGTGCGATCAGATCGTGAGAGGTAGACCGCCAGCCAGGTGTGCCTGCCGCCTGGTCGCCGTCAGCTACCACGCCTGTGCCCGCTGTGCCGATGTTTACCGCCGCGTCGGAGTTTTCGATAGAGAGGCCGAGAACCGGCGCCTGAGTACCAGCAGCGAACGGGATACTAATAGCCGTGCCCTGTTGCGGCGTTGGCCTACACGTTGTGAAGTAGTCCTTTCCCCATGCCACTCTCTTGAGAGTTATCGAATCTTCTGTAGCTTCAGCGATAATGTCCTGGTCTCTATAGTACTCGTTCCAGATTTTATT